CTGTTAAAATATAAGTTTTCACGTTCTTAGCGTCTTCAGCGATAATATTATCGGTTAACTTGGTAATACCACTCTTCTTTTTTAGTTTTACAGGTCCGCTAACAACTTTTTCTGCTTTCTTACGTTCCTCGAGAGCCTTCTTCTGCTCCTCTTTGTAAACGTGTGAATTTGGTTTGTAGTCACTCACTATGTTTCATCCTTTCAAATATGTTAAAAATAAAGAAGAGAAGTATCTGTTTGATACCTCTCCTCTCGGAACAAATTATTCTTCGGTCGTTTCCTCAACGTCCACATAATCTGCTTCAACTACCTCTTCGTCGACTCCTTCGGGTGGAGTTACCTTCCAACCCTTCTTTTCGAGTGCTTTCGCCTTCTTTTCATCGCTCTTACCGAATATCTTCTTGCAGATTTTTACTACTCCAATTCCGATTCCGGTAGCAGCAACGATTCCGACTGCTATAGCACCTTTACTAAGCTTAGGTTTTTCGTTAACCTCCTCTACCTCATAGTTGTCCATAACTTCGAGTTCCTGATTGTTCATGATTTCTGTGTTTTCCATACTGAAAAACTCCTTTCAAATTATTTTTGTTTCCATTAAATGCAATGTAATTTCCGCGAATTAAGTGAAGCTGGAATAGCCGTAAGTAGGTGGATTTACGAAATTAACCACTATACACGGATTTCCATCAAGTAATTGGGCGCTCAGATGCTCTTTAATTTGTCCCTTATCAACTCGCCATCCGAGATTATAGCCCATATCAGTATGAGATAGACCAACTTCATCATAGAAATCGTTCAAAGACACATATTCATTGTTAAGCATCTGATAATTTAACTGATTTATGGCTCTTTTGATATGGTCGATATCGGATTTGAATGTTCTGCCTGTCTGATAGTCCATACATAAGGTTTCACCTTTACCAGTTACGATCACCTCATTTGGACCTAGCGTAGATTTCTCAACTTTATCCTTTGCGAGATTGTCTCTTACAGCTTCTTCTTTTTTAGCGCCGATCGTCTCTACAACTTTCTCACGGTACTCGGTGAATGCCGTTTCTGATAACTTGTAAGCAGCAGCTAAAGCAGCATTGCGTTTTCGATGCTTGGAGCTAGCCAGTATGATACAAGCTGTTGATGTAACTCCTGTTGCGACCGCTGGAATATAACACTTCCAGGTAGCTTTAATTGTCTCTTTGACAGGTAATCGCTGGTCGCTGTCAAGATTAAGCTCTTCGTGTCGTTCTTTCATTAACTCGAGAGCTTTCGGTGTGGCGCGTACAGCAATTACGGTAGTTGAAATCAATCCTGTGATACCAATACCCGTAAGTATCTCTGGACTGTGTTTTCCTAACGTACGTTGTACGCTTTTGAGGAATTTTGGAATTTTTGGTTTGTGCATTTTTATTTTCTCTCCTTTCAATAAATGCCAAAAAATAAAAACCAAGAGACCTAAATGGTCCCCTGGCTCTGATCGTTAGATAGTTCTTCTCTTAATTCGTTTTTAATCTCTTCTTTCATCTCTTTCTGGTTGTGACTGTCGATTACGCTAGACACTATATATGTCAATCCAGCTAAAATCAATCCGGCACCTTTCCAGATAAATGATGGTCCGATTTTAAATTTCTTTTCTTTCATCACTATACTCTCCTTTCATTATAGCCGATGTTATTTTTGCGAGAAAAGCTAAGATACCCTGTTTTCAGAATATCCTAGCGTTTAGAATTAATTACTTGCGCTTAAACGCCGAAACGATTAATCCTGTGTATACGACAGTTCCGAACGCCGCCATGAATGTTAATGCTCCGTTAAGCATGCCAAGGCCGAAAGCCTTCGCACCCGCACGGCGAGCATTTTCGTCATTAACTGCCTCCTCTAACTTCTCGTCATACCATTCATAAACCTTATCTAACATAATAAAGCTCCTTTCATAATTGTTTTCTATAATACGAATTGTAAAACTCGCGATCATCAAATAATTCGTCTATCAAAGCAAGTTTCCCAACGCTCTCTGGGTATCGGTTTCAACTTTAATCCCCACATTATTTGTCTGATAGTTACTGTTGGATATAAGTCGTCCGTACATTCACCAGCACGCTCGTCGAAAAACGTTTTGAATTTAGGGTGTAAGTACAAAATATCAGTCAACCAGGGATCTACCTCTGTCCAGTAGCTACATTTTGACTCACTATCGAATCGTTGTTGTATAACTGCCAAACCTTTATTATCTATTTTGAATAATGTACATCTGTCGTACAATGGGTGGTTACACTCGTATGTAGTTCCATATACAGACAAGAATACTTCTGGTTTTTCGTAGTGATACCGCATAGATCACCTCCGGAGAAGACTAGAAGCGATTGTTCTAACCGCTTCTGCCTCGAATTTAGTTATCCTTCTTTTCGGTTTCCGATTTGTTGTTTTTCTTTGGCATGTGCGCAGCAAGGAATGAGTTGGCGATAGTTCTGTATATCTTGTTATACATAACATATCCACCAGCTACTGCTCCTGTTGCAAATATCAAACAATTCTTCAACATTGTCGTAAACCTCCTTTCTTAACTAGTTTCCATAATATAATTTGTAATTACCGCGAAAATGAAGAGGCTATGACGTACATATCCTCTACATTCGGAACGTTCACGTTTAAATAACCTTCCAAGATTGCTCACGAAGCCTTTACCCATTATTGTCGTGATAGTTCCTTCTTTCTCAAACTCGAAAGACTTCTTGGTTCCCCAAACCGTTACAATTATCGGCACTGCGATACCAGCAATATCAATGATCAATCTGAATATCGTTAACTTTTTATCTTGTTTCATCTGCTCCTTTTTAAGATAGGTTTCGACTTGTCTACTTTCTGTCTTATCCTGAGCTTCGAAATCAAGCTTATCAAGTTCGATATACCGATCTATCAGCTTGACAGTGCCGTCCTCGGCCGCTTTGTAAGCGTCTGAGCCAACCTCCATGTCTTTCAAAGTTTCCATGTCTCTCTGGATCTCTTCACGTAATAACGTTTTTATGCTCATACTGCATTCCTCCTTTTATTTTTAATTACGTTCCATAATATGCGCTGTTATTCATGCGAAAGATCCGCGTTATGGTCGATTTTTAGCTCTATACGAGTCTTCTTGTTAATCTTATCCAGAACAGCCCCATCGATCTCAAATCGCCATACATCTTTTTCCGGGTTAGAGTGATCGATTTTGAGAACGCCAGAACCAGTCTTAAATACGAAGAATAAACCCGTTAGTGCGATTCCTATGAGCAAACCTCCCAAAAACAATAAAAATTCCATTCCCTTCTCCTTTCGTTTTATTTTGTTTTTCTAAATTTCCAACCCGGGGAATTTTTACGATATAAAAATAACATCGTTTTCTGTCACCTGAGTACGGAAAAATATAAACCTAGGTTAAAACAAAAAGAAGAGCCAATCGGCCCTCCTTTATTTCTTGTCAGAATTCTTCTTTTTATTATCGGTCACTTTGCCAATAACACTTCTCGCCACTAATGCTGGAATGATTATAAAGGCATATTTAACCATAAATACCATCGCGAAGCCTAAAGCTGCTACAATAGCAAGTAAGATCAAACCTGCGATTACAGTCAAAATTACACCAGTTGTTCCCATAGTTTTGGTTCCTCCTATTATAAAAATTTTATTCTATCCATTAAATGGATTGTTTTTCACGCGAAAAGATAGGAGGCTCTGTTAACCTCCCTCTTTTGACTTTCTTATACCTTGTCGGATTTGAATATAAATGCTAATGCTACTAATGCCACTATACATATAACAAACATTTTTATTTTCTCCTTTCGTATATTCCTTCATAATACGACTTGTAAAAAGCGCGAAAAGAAAGAGGGTTCGTTAGCCCTCTCACTTTTACTAGTTAGTACAATTCGTTTAATATTTCTGCTTCTCTTAATTCCAAAGCAAGTAATTTGAGTCTAGCTTCTCGGATTCTCTTCTTACACGCTCTTATAAATGAGTAGGTAGTAGCTAATTTGATTAGCTGTTCCTCCAAATCTATATATCTGTTAAGATCATCTATCCTCTGTTCTATCTCAATACATTCTTTGAATAATTTCTTCTTTTTAAAAATTTTAAACATAGTTTAATACCTTCCTTTCATTAAACGCTATGTAAAAATCGCGAAAAAGTAAGACCCTATGTGGGCCTTGCTTTTATCATAACTGATCTCCGATTTTCTCCATGAAAAATTCATAAGCTTCAAGAACGTTATCTGTGAGTGTTCCAAAACATTATAAAATATGAAATTGTCTGACACAACGAGAAATATTTACCAAGAGGAGATAATTATGTATAAAGAATATCCGGTATTTTACAATTACGAAACTTTAGAATATGATCGGAAATCACGATTCGATGATCCGTACTTATCCGTCGAAGAAGTTCTGGAGAAGCACGAAAGAATGATTAAGGAATATGCTGAGCGGCATTTAAGTGGTCCTATTCCAGAAGAAAACAAATATAAAGAAGTCGGTAGCGGTGAATCGATAGATGATCGTCCGGAAATGATACGATTACTCAAAGCTATAGAGAGTCCTAAAATCAAAGCCATAATCGTAGTCGATGTTCAACGTCTTAGTCGTGGTGATTTAGAAGACGCTGGTAGACTGATAAAACTATTACGTTATACAAATACGTTCGTAATTACACCAGGCAAGATATATGATTTAAGAGACGAGTATGATAGAGATGCGTTCGAACGAGAATTAAAACGTGGTAATGAATACTTGAATTATTTTAAGAAGATATCATTACGGGGTAAGCTTGATAGTATTAGAGAAGGTAATTACATCGGGTCTGTAGCTCCGTACGGATATAGACGTATAACTAAACAAAACGGAAAGAAAATATGCCACACTTTAGAAGAAAGAAAAGACCAAGCTGATATCGTTAGACTAGTATTCGAATGGTATTGTAACGACAATATTGGTGTTACCGCAATATGTAGAAGACTGGAAGCGATGAAGGTTAAGACTCCTGGCGGAACTAATATATGGAGAACACCGACGATATTTACGATGCTCGAAAACGTTCACTATATCGGGTGCGTACGTTGGAACTGGAGAAAGACGATAAAGATAATCAAAGACCAAGAAGTAAAAGAATTAAGACCTAAAGCAAAGATAGGTGAATATCTAGTCTTTAATGGCAAGCACGAAGGTATTATATCAGAAGAGATGTTCAATAGAGCAAAAGAAATAAGAGGTAACCGACATCGTGCTAGGACGGATACTACTCTTAAAAACCCTCTAAGCGGTATATTGATTTGTAAGAATTGTGGGTCAAAGATGGGATATAACACATATAGAAGAAAAGGAGTCGAATACGCCAAACCGCGTGTAATGTGCAATAACCAGGTCCGCTGTAAAACCGGCTCCGCTATTTACGACGAGGTTATGGAACGTGTTTGCGACTCCCTAAGGGATATTATAGACGATTTCGAAGTTCGTGTCGAGAACCAACAAGATGACTCCATCAAATTGCATAAAAGTCTGGTGGAGAGACTAGAGAAGCAATTAGAAGATCTGGAGATCAAAGAGAAAATGCAGTGGGAAGCTAAACACCACCCTGATCCAGAAGAGCGAATGCCAAGTCATATTTTCAAATCTTTGAACAGCAAATTATTAAAGGAGAAAGAAGAGATAAACGAAGCTTTATGTAAGGCAAAAGAATCCATACCTGAACCGATTGATTATAAAGAACTGTCTGTGAAGTTTACAGAAACGCTTAACATACTACAAGATCCAACCATCGATGCTTCAATTAAAAATATACATTTGAAAGATATAATCGAGAAAATTGAGTACGATAGACCACCTAATATTAAGATTACAAACGAGAACAAGAAAGAGTTAGGATATGATGAATTAAGCAAAGGAAAGATGTTTCACAGTGAGCCATTTGAAATATCAATAACTATACGGTAACGATGAAGCCCTAGAAATGGGGCTTTTTCTTTTTAGGGTACATGTAAGCCCTCATTCATGCGGGTATAGATGATACCGAAAGTAAAAACAAGAAGAAAAGAGAATAGCAATTGCTATTCTCGCTATGTATTAATTGGAGGGGCAATTACCACATGTAACGTCAACGACCTCAAACAAGTCTATGCATCTGTCTATTGTGTCACCGTCTGGAGCACCGATTATTACCGGGTTTCCACACTTTTCACATTCAACAGTCATCCAACAAATGTTTGTTGTGTTGTCGTAATTACGGTTGTTTCCGCATCCACTCAAACATAGCACTATAAATATAACTGCTATTCCCAAACTGAATATTTTCTTTTTCATAATTTTTCTCCTTAAAAATATGTATTTCTGAATCTCTTCAGTCATAAAGGGGTATGTTTTTTACGCGTAAAAACAAGAGGGAATGTCATACTGACACGCCCTCTAATTTCTTATCTTACTGATGGTATTCCTTGAGATGTTCTATCTCTTCATCTATTACAGCCTCATGTTTCTCAAGCTCAAAGACACGCTCGATTACATTGTTATGTTTTTCAACTTTCTTTTCCAACTGCTCTATTCGATAGGTTGTAAGTTTGTTAGCCGTAACGATGCCTCCGAACGTACCTATAAGTGTTCCTACGAGTGATAATATAGCCACGATTATAACTTCTGTCATATTAACCACCTCTTATCCATTCAATCTTGCGATACACTCTTCCTGAAGAAGATATGCTGCATCTTCAAACTTAGCGTAGTCACTTCTACACTCATCTCTATATGTCTTGTATTTTTCAGAATCGAGCTTTGTGAGACCTATACGCATTTCCTGAGGCTTATCTACAGGAATGATACAGGTATACTGAACTATTTTCACACCATTAATCTCAGTATATCCGACTCTCTGAATCGTATCTTTATATGTTAATGTATTATCCATTAGCTTCATTCCTTTCTTCAAATATCAATGGCGCCTTCAAATTCAGGCAGCGTTTTTAAATGACCATACGCAGACTCGATTGTCATATTTGGATCGTAAGGGATCTCGTATGTGGTCGATTTTTGGTATGGTTGCATTATCAGTTCTTTTTCATTTTCTCTAGATTCCGCATCAACATAAGAAATAACGGCTATTGAATTATGATGATTCGTCATCTGCTGTATGAACAAAATACGATGGTAATTAGTTGTCACACCATCAGACTGTTTAATTTCTTTATATAAAGCCATACTTTATACTCCTTATGAAAATGTTATTGTACCATTCCAAAGTATACCAATAGCATTATTATTGATAACATTTGTGGTATCTGAGAATTTAGCAGTAACTGTCACACCAACATACATACTATAGCTAACTTCGTAACTATCAGGAGTGACATATACACTTGCTGAGCTGCCATGGGTATATTTCTCACCCTGTCTAAGTACAAATCCGTTATTACTTGTAACAGTTACAGTTGGAGAACCTATTATTGGCATTGACAGGGGTACTATAAACGTTACGTCTTTACCAGAGTTAGTTACATAGCCTGCTGTTTTTATCATGAGTGTTAAAGTATCACCTCTGCGACGGTACGGACGATACGTACCAGGTGAAGCTATGTTACTTACACCGTGAAGAATATCCAGACCATATATATTTGTAGTACCGGATTGCGAATCATAGTTATCATAACCGATAACCGTGTTACCGTTTGCATTTTGTGGATTGAAAGCCTCTTTGATCGTGCCATCAGGAGCTGTTCCTTTAATCACTTGGTTATGGTCGAATTCCATAGTATCTCTATGTCGAGTCTTATAACCGAAGTCTGCATAACCGTCTAATTCTGCCGCTTTACCGAACGAAACACCTTTAGCTTTAGCCTTAATATCCATAGCAAATATCAGACCTGGTGAGCTTCTCGAAACCGTCCATGTTCCACCACTGTCAGTTACCGTGATCCGAACTGCGTACGCAATTTCGGGATTAATACCGGTTATACTCTTTTCTACTGACCCATTGGTTCCGCTCGCTGTGATTGGGTACTCTGTAGTTGCTTCCGATGAAGAAAGCTCTATTTTGACGGTTTCTACCTCCGCATAGGTAAGCCAATCGAACTTTACAGATAGTTCATCGCCGGCGTCCGTACGAACGACTGATACATTCGTAATTGATGGCTTCTTATATGTAAGTTCCCATACAGCATATAACGTGATTGCAGCGTTGGATGTGTAGCTTCCACCCGCCGAATAAGCAGCGGTCGTAGCTGAAGCAGAGGTAGCCCATCCTTTAAACGTGTAGTTCGTACGAGTAGGCTTAACGCTCGATAATGTTAATGTTACTCCGTACGTTTTAGTTTGAGCACTAGGAGCGCCTGTGCCGCCATTAGCGTTATATGTGACTTTATAAGTATTCGCCTTCCAGACAGCATAAAGCGTAGCCGCCGAGTTAGCGGTATAACTTCCGCCTGCTGAATATGTAGCTGAAGTGGTAGATGATGAAGTCGACCAACCCAAGAATGAGTATCCCGTACGAGTCGGTTTAACACTCGATAAGGTAAGGGTTTGGTCTTTCCATTTAGTTTGAGCACTAGGAGCACCTGTGCCGCCATTAGCGTTATATGTGACTTTATAAGATGTCCAAGCTGGGACAGTTACATTGAAACTTACATTTTTACTTGCAGAGTCATCATTGTCGGTGTTAAAGTTCTTAAAAGTGACAGTGATGGTCTTCGTAGCAGAACCATTACCGCTTATAGAATATGTTCCTGTAAACGAACCGCTACCGCTGCTTCTTTTCGTACCGTTGAATGCGCTTATGGTATGTGTAACACCACCAGATGTAGCTGTCATACCATAATTCGTTTGAGCTCCTTCGTAATATGTTTCCCAGGAGACATTAATTTTTACAGTAAATTTAGTTGCAGAGGTTCTGGTGACTATACCGCCAGTAGCGGTTATATCAAGTGCGACACCAAACGGCGTCCATTTTGAAACTGTAGCCATTAACTATCTCCTTTCCACATTAGTCCCATGTTACCATTCGCACGGACTTTCCATACGAATTCGCCCTGTTGAATTTCCTCCTCGATTACGGCTTTAGTAATATGTAAAGCTTGATTACTAATATAAGCAGGGATAGATGAACCTTCCATAAACATAATTCGAGTATTAGTGATAACAAGTTTAAAATCGCTATCGAGCTCGCCCAGTTCAATACACGGCTCATCTTCATATATTCCGATTTTTACATATTCGCCGATAACTCCAAGATCGGCAATTGATCTCTGTTTTCCGTTAATATTGTATAATATAGTATCTGCGGAAATCGCAAGAAAGTAATTACCTTCCTCGTCTTTATAATATTTGATGTATTTGTCAGCATCACCGAAGTTAACCTGACCATCCTTATCCAAGTAGACACCTCTGGTAGTATTACCTTCGCTATCTTTTACTTCGGAGTAAATCGAGTGTTCGGTGATATTAAATCCGCCGATCGTGGCGTCAAAAGCTACCAAATCGTCAACACTAATTTTCGTAGCAGTAATAGATTTGGCGGTGATGATAGAACCATTCAAACTGTTGTATTCGGTTTGTTCGACATCGGTAGTCATTCCGTCAGTATTAAGCTTGTAATACAAACCATCATCGCCAAGTATTACTAATTTATCGGCAACTACAGTATTACCATCGATTATGTCACCTTTGATAGTAACGCCCACTAAGTTACCAGTGATGGTACTATCACCAACAACGACATTATCAATCAAACCGGATTGAGCGTAGAAATACTCCATTGCAGCCTTACCGATATTAGTGAAGTCGATATTCGCGTATTTGAGATCGGCATTCTCTACAGTTAACGACTTAGCTTCCAGATCTACGATTCTAGCAGTAGCCGCATCCAAATCGGAAATATCTGCCTTGTTAGCGGTTAAAGAATCTATACTTGCCTTATTAGCAGTTAATTGTTCTTTAATCACCACATCTGCTGCTTCTAGCTTATCAACGTCAGCTTCGGTCGCTACCAATTTATTATTAACGGTCACTTTATCAGCTTCGAGATCGTCTATTCTACCGCTTTCAACTTCCAAGTCTTTTATATCAGCTTTGTCGGAGATAAGAGTATCTACTCTCATAATATCCGTTTGGATTTCCTTGACCGTTTCGATCCTTGCGGACGGCGATGTAAGATTTCCTGTTATAACTGCTGTATGGTTTTTCACCATAACTGTTACTCTATCATTTTCTTTTAAGGCGGCAGTTGTATTCCTCAGTATTTCGGATGATGATACAGGGGTTAATATTTTTGAACCGTCCAGACGTACGTACATAAACCCGTCACGCTCAACAATAGTTCCATATGCGATCGTCTCAGTTTTTTTCGTTTCTTTATCTTTAGTCGTCTTGACAAACTGAGAAATCAAATCATCTGATAAACTCATCGAACATCACCCCCATAACTTTTTAGTAAATACTGCTTTTTCTGTAACCGGACAACCCGGCTCGCACTTGATAGTCTGACTAATAACCTTTGCTTTAATGTTGGTTAAACCAGCTCTGGCGTAATTAATCAGAACACAATCACCTAATCTAACTGGACAATAGCCGTGTGTATAAGTGATCGTATAATCGATAGATGATAACTCTTTTAAAAGTCGAGTAGCATATTCATCTACATGCTCTTGGGTTAACTTACCGATAACTAGGTCAGGATCTGTAATTCGATGCACTATTTCTCTACCTCTATTTACCGTAGATGTGAGACTGTTAGGATCGTCGTTTACCACTCGAGAATAGTAGTTATCAGTTCCGTTGGAATATATAACTTCAACTACATTAGGTACACCGTACAGATCTTGATCAGCTTTAATTTCAGGGTATAAAATCGATTTACCATCATCATTGTATGTCCAAACGGGACGCAAAGAAGCCGCATCCTGTTCTGGTACGAATAGAATACGACCTAACTCGTCTAAATCAAATCTGTATTTAGTGATTATTGTGTTCTTATTGTTTTCATCTTCATAGATATGATTCGATATGAAGTCCGTTAGATATGATAACCAAGAATCACTTATATCTGCTACGAAA